TTTTTAAAATGTGTCTTAAATCACAAAATGCCCCCACAGCTCTTGTGGGCGCTTCCGCCTTTTGTCAAGGCGACACGCCGTTTAGTCTATGTGACCTTCCTCACGCATATATTCCTCATGCTCTATTAAACCAATAGAGAACGCAATCGGATCGCAACACTCTAAGATTTCGCTGGCGGTGAATGTTGATACTCCGATTTTATAAGTAGGATAAATCTCATCTAACATCTGGCAGAAACTTTCCTTTAATTCCAAATCCTTTTCGAATTGTGATTTCATTTATCTCTCCTAATTAGTTTAATCGAATAGATAAACGCAATAGTGCCAACCAATAGCCATGTTGGAATACTAATTTGTAATCCGATGCTATCAGCATATAAACCAAATCCATTTAAGTCTAAATATAATTCCATTTATTCTGCCCCTTCCCAATCTAATGTTAATTCATTTTCAATTAAGTCATCAAGGCTAATCATGTCCTCATCAAATAACACTTCGTTATTGTGTTTATCTAACGCTTCTAATTCGTCAAGGTGGCGATAAGCGTCTGATACATCTGCTTGAATAGTATCCCATTTAGTCATCATTAGTTAGCCTCGCTTTCATCAATACCAAACATCTCAGCAAACACTTTGTTTGCTTGCTGTAAGGCTTCTATCGCCTCATTTATCTTATCCATGTTATCCATTTTATTACCTTTCGTTTTGTTAGTAAGAGAAATCTATCAGATACTACTGACAATATCAAACCGACACGCTTAAAGCGTGCCGTGAGATATCTCACATGCGATATCGCATCTAGGCGTTTCCGCCATGATTAAGGTCATCAGACCTACACGCTCAGACTTAGTAAGTCTAAGACGGCTAACGGTATCGGACTTGATGCCGCCATGATTATATTCGAACAATAGTTCGTTATAGATTAAGTCTAGGTTAGACATTAAGACACCTTCCAATTCTTAGCGATACAATTATCGCATATAGCAGGGATAGATGCTTTAGATACCATAGCGGTATCATTACATGATATACATTTTTTATTTATCATTTTTAGTTATCCTTTCTAAGATACTTTCGTGGAGAGCGGTTATTTGCTAGGCTCACCCTATCGGGATTATTTGCTAGGCTCACGCTCTAATTCTTTATTTAATTTGTATAATATAATCCTAACAGGGGGGACTGACAATTTGCCACTCACAAATCGGACATGTCGGACATTTTGTAAATTAATTTCAGAAATTAGGGTGATATACCTCACATATGGTCGCTCTATTTGGACAAATCGGACATTGTTAGATGATGCATCATACAAATTAAAATTATATTAACATTTTTATAAATCTAAAATACTAGTCAACTAGAAACATAAATGTTATAATAGAAAATAATTGATGGCGGGAGTATAATGAAAAAAATGCTTATATTTACTTTGTCAATATTATTGATTTGCATTCCAACAAATTCTAGTGCAAATCAGGCAGAAGAAATTTGTCCAATATATGACTTTTCAACTTTATTTTATGAAGATTATTTTCCTGGAACAAAATGGGCGAATAAAGAAATTTCTTGGTCTACTGAATCATTTGAAATTAATGGTAAAAGTATTTCAAGGAAAGTATCTAATCTTGAATTAGAGTGGATAAGGCAAGGTATAAAAAGTTGGGATGATGCACTAGAAACGGTATCTTTTAAAGAAATTTCAGACTATCAAAATGCAGAAATTAATATAGGAATAACAGAATTGTCTAGTAATTTTACTGCATATTGGAGTGCTTGGTGGCAGGGTAACATTAGGTATAAATCATATATTGAAATAAATTCTTTAGATATAAACATTAAATCTAAAGATATATTTATACATACAATTCAGCATGAGGTTGGAAATGTTTTAGGCTTAGGGGATATAAAAGTAAGTAATGAAATTAATAGTGTTTTTGAAGATCCATTTCAACCTCCATTTGGAAATAAAGTACTAGGAGATTTTGATATTACATTAATTCGTCAATTATACGGAGAGTCAACATGTAGTTCAACATTTTTATTTAAAAAAATAAATAATGATACTCCTATTAATCAAAAAAAATATATAATTACTTGTATAAAACAAAATAAAAAAATAAAATTATATAAATATAATAAAAATTATTTATGCCCAAAAGGATATAATAAGCAAAAGGTTGTTGGGATGTAGTTTAGTTGGCATAGTGGTAGACTGTTAATCCATATATTATTAGTCAACTAGGATTATAAATGTTATAATAAATAAATTGGGGATTAGCTCAGCAGGCAGAGCGGGAAGCTGTTAACTTCTAGGTCTTAGGTTCGAATCCTAAATCTCCAGCTATTACATTTGCGAATATTGCATAGTGGTAGTGCGTAACCTTGCCAAGGTTAATGTGAGAGTTCGATTCTCTCTATTCGCTCTCCTTGACACATATAATTTTTTAATGTTATAATTCTAACCTTGGATAGTTTTCGGAGATTACATCAAGGGTTTAAACTCCAAGTTCGACAATGACGGAAGTGTTATTAGTCTCGACCTATAACTTAGGTTCAACCGATGAACGGCAGCCTTATAAGCTGGACTGTTTCGGGGATACTTTAAAATTATATTTTAAGGGTATAGGGTTTGTATTCTCTAAATCTGGAAGTATCCAATAAAAAGAACATATAATATATATACTCAAAAATAAAAATTCTATTAACATTTAATATTATCTAATATTCTAGTCAACTAAGATATATATCCAGATTATAATAATTAAAAGATATACTTAGGGTATGAAGTCGGAGAAGACGACTGATCGCAAACATAAGGCTTATCTGATAAAATATATTCAGGAGCTAAAGTCCTCTACTCCTTGTTTAGACTGTAAAATCTCATATCCATACTACGTAATGGACTTTGATCATGTTAGAGGACGCAAACATAAAAATGTAATGGAATTAATTCCAACATTATCCAAGAAGAAAATAGATGAGGAAATAGCTAAATGCGAGATAGTATGTTCGAATTGCCACAGGATCAGAACTCATCAGAGGAAGTTAAAAAGGGCGGGGAAATAAGAATTTGGGATTTTGATCTTAGACCAATATCAGTAGATCATCAGACTGATTGGGAATACATTAATAGATGTCATAAGGTCCATACATACGTAGTTGGTCCTACTCCTCCAACAATATGGTGGTCTATATAATAGTCATATATATTCTAGTTGACTAAGATATTATGCATAGATTAATTATTCTGGTATTGAGTTTATATCTAGTATTCTCCTTGTTGTTATATATAGGGGGATAATTGGATAACCGTAGGTTAATTTCTATATATCTGATTTCACCCGCCTTTTTAAAATAGCCCATATCGGCCTTCTAAGGCCTAAATGGCAAATGTTTAGGGATAGATGGTGGGTTATATGTGGGAATATGGGGAAAGGGTCTCTATCTCGCCGAAGCACTTTTTTCGCACTAATTGCACTATATGTCTAATTTGTCTATATTGTATGTATAATAAAAAAGGGACCCTTTCGGATCCCAATTTTATTTAATTAATTACCAAGTAGAAATGGCAACTCGTTTCCAGGTATTAGTTGCTGTGCACACATATATGTAGCTTGCATCTGTTGCTATTTGCCCTGTAACCCCAGTAGAAGTTGCAGTCGCTGGAGCAGATACTTTAGTTGCTGGAAGTGCAGAGCTTGTCCAATCAATTCCCAGTCCTGGAACTCTAAATTTTGTAATATTAGAATTTCCTATAGTAATTTCGTTACTGACATTTGTTGTTGATGCATTTGCTGAAGCTCCAATAATGATGTTATTTGTACCAGAAATAAGACTATAGCCAGATGAAAGTCCAATTGCAGTATTATCATCACCTGAAGTTATTGATCCTAAAGATTGTTTTCCGATTGCAGTATTATTATTGCCTGTGCTAGAGTATAAAGAAACCCCACCAATAGAAACATTATTGTTGCCTTCCAAATTGGAATAAAGAGCTCTATCACCAATTGCTTCATTTGATGTGCCAATTGTGTTAGTCCTAAGAGATCTACGTCCAATTGCTAAATTAAGGTATCCCGTTGTGTTTGATAAAAGCGCTTGGTGTCCTAATGCCGTATTGCTATTTCCTGTTGTATTATTTTTTAAAGACTCATTTCCTACTGCCAAGTTTTCAATTGCTGTTGTGTTATTTTTTAAACTTTCAGATCCTATTGCTGTATTGCTAGAATTGGTTATTCCAAATACCGTACCTAATGTTGTTGCTGTTGCTTGTGATGCTCCCGCACCTGTTGCGCCCGAAGGCCCAGTCGCTCCTGCTGGCCCTGTTGCACCTGCTGCGCCCGAAGGCCCTGTCGCTCCTGTTTGCCCTGTCGCTCCTGTTGGCCCTGTCGCTCCTGTTGGCCCTGTCGCTCCTGTTGGCCCTGTCGCTCCTGCTAACCCTGTTGAACCTGTTGCACCCGCTGGTCCCGTAGGGCCTGTAGGTCCCGTAGCGCCCGTTGCTCCTGTTGTTCCTGATCCACTCTCACCTACGCTAGTTGTTATAAATGGCATCTTAACGCTCCAATATTAGAACAGCAACTGTTCCAGTGCCTACGGCATAAAGTTGATCATATGGGCCAAGGTCAGCGCTCCATATTTGTCCAGCAGATAGTTTAATTCCATAATTAGAGGATGTAACTGATTGTCCACCAATATATATTGTTGCAGAAGAATCTGTATTTTGTACAGATATTGTATTTAGTGTATCAATCATGTCATCAATAGTTAATTCTTGTGCTGTTCCGCTTAAAGTTAAATTTCTAGTACGTAGCATATTTTCTCCTTTATTAAGAGCAAAACTCTTCATTACATTATACCGCTAAAAAAGAAAAAAGCCCAATCAGAGGCGGATCCGATTGGGCTTTCCTAGTTCTTGCGAACTAAGTATGGGGAACATTGTGGGATGCTACGACCCATACTTGTTTATTATAAAATACTTATTTTTCTAAGTCAAGGATATCTTGAACAAATTCTGTATCAGATTCCTCAGAACCTTCTTGAGGGGTAAATGAAGGGGAGGGTCCAAGTAGATATCCCTCTTCATGGTATTTAATCATTTTTTCAGTTTTTTCAGAATCTACCTGATTAGCCATAATAGTCAACATGTCATAAATTCTATGAAGCATGATGTAGTTAACCATAGGTAAATTTTCTTCTAAGCTTTGAGACTGTTGATCAGACATTTTCTGCTACCTTTATTTTTTCTAGGATATCTTCATAGAACTTGATTCCTATGAAATTTTGATAGTTACAAGATAAACAATATAAAAATTCTTTATCATCTAAAGTTATGTTAGGCATTAGAAGGCCCTGATCCATTGGACATTCAAGTCTAGGAACAAGGCCCTCTTCTGACAAAGCTATATATCTAGATACGTTTTGTATCTTTCCCAATATTGCTCCTTATGATGCTGGAAACTCTTTTATAAGAGTCTTGGCCTTGCCTGTTGAGGCAGACCATGCTGACCAATCTTTTCCGCCCTTGGTCATATAGTACGTTATCTCTGCGTTCGTTACTGGATCAAATAATTCCTTATTTGAAACTAAATTGAATTTTTCTTTTCTTACTACGCCAAGGTCTCCCAGCATATTAATTTGAAAAATTCCGTAAGATTTATCACCAGTTGATTTGTTGTCGTTTAAAGCTAACGGTCTTCCGTTAGACTCTACCCTAGCAACAGCCCAAGCTGTTTTTAAAGCAATTCCTTCAAATCCTACAGCCCATAATAAATCTTTTAAATCTTCGGCTGCAAGCATTTCTGAATGCTCATAAGTACCATTACTGAACTTATTTATTATTTCTCTTTTTAGTTGTTTTTCGGTTTTTTGCACCACTTCTGGTACAGTTGTTAATGCTTGAGTTACAGTTGGTCCAGGCTGGACGGAAAATAAGAATAATGTTATCATTCCTATGTACGTCCAATTATGGGCAACATCGCTCAAACGTTGTTTGATTCTCTCCATTGGCATTTCCTCCTTTAGAGATAACGAACTATAATAGTAGCATTAACTAGCAAAGCGTGTCAACCCAGTTGACCAGAAAGAATTAATGAATATTTCATTTTCAACACCAGTTGTTAACATAAAAGGTGAAAATGGATATGGCTATGCGGGAAGAAATATAGTTCATTCATTAAATTCATTAGGACATTTTGTCCCATTTCAAGATCCTAAATCTTTAGTTCAATTAAATTTTTCACAACCAGATCTTTTTAAATTACACAGGAAACAATATCAAATTGGATATACTCCATGGGAGTCAACAGTTATTCCAAAAAGATGGCATGAAAATATAAAACACTGCGATGAGTTTTGGACAACATCGGATTGGTGTGCTAATGTATTTGAGGATAATGGATTTAGTAATATCAAGGTGTTCCCACATGGAATAGATCCAATGTGGACTCCTAAAAAAAGAGAACAAAAAGAGACTTTAAAATTTTTGCATATAGGAGAGCCATCTCCAAGAAAAGGGGGCCAACTAGTAGTAGATGCCTTTGGATACCTATTTGGGAATAAGCCAGGATATTCTTTAACAATAAAAGCTTTTAACTATAGTACAGCCAGGGTATTTAATAATTATATAGATAAAAACATCATAGGTTTGCCTCACGAAATATATAACAATGTATTTTTAAATAACTCTGTATTAAATGATGAAGAGCTTGTTAGGCTTTACCATAGCCATGATGTTTTAATATATCCAAGTTATGGAGAAGGTTTTGGATTTATTCCTCTTCAGGCTCTAGCAACAGGAATGCCCACTATATCTACATTTAATTGGGCACAGTATAAAGATTATATTGGTCCACTAAAATTAAAATCTGAACTAGTAGAATCTCCTTGGGATTATATGCATGAAGGTAAAGTTTATGAACCAGACTATCAACATTTACTTGAGCTTATGAGAGATGTAAGTTTAAATTTTAAAGCATATTCATCTTATTATTATACCCAGTCAACTAAAATTCATGAAGAATATAATTGGTTGCGGTTGACCAATAATGCGTTTGACCATATTTTTAAAAAATTCTTATAAACTCTTTCCATTATAAATAAAGTTTGATACACTTAGAACTCATTCAAAAAAATAATTAAACCGCTGGGCGGAGAAAAAGGTCTATATGTCAACAGTTATTGAAAACCCATACGAAAATTTTATTGCGTTATCTCGTTATGCAAGGTGGATTCCAGAAGATAATCGCAGAGAAACTTGGGGAGAAACAGTAGATCGTTATTTTAACTTTATGCTTGACTATTTATTTAAAGAGTATTCATATGAGCCATCAAGTAAATTAATCCAGGAATTAAAAGAAGCAGTTCTTAACAGAAACGTTATGCCCTCAATGAGAGCAGTAATGACATCTGGCTCAGCATTAGAAAGAGATCATGTTGCAGGATACAACTGTTCTTTTATTCCAGTAGATTCTCCAAGATCGTTTGATGAAACAATGTATATTCTTATGTGTGGAACTGGAGTAGGATTTTCTGTAGAGTATAAGTATATTAATAAACTTCCTGCCGTTCCAGAATCTTTAGAGAAATCAACAACAGTTATTTCTGTAGAAGATTCAAAACAGGGTTGGGCAAAAGCATATCGTGAATTACTAGCGCTACTTTGGTCTGGACAAATTCCAGCAATTGATGTAACTAAACTTAGACCAGCAGGAGCAAGACTTAAAACTATGGGTGGGAGGTCTTCTGGACCACAACCACTTATAAATCTTTTTGATTTTACAATTAAAATATTTAAAAATGCAGTTGGAAGAAATTTAAAACCAATTGAATGTCATGACATTATGTGTAAGATTGGAGAAGTTGTTGTAGTTGGCGGAGTACGTAGATCTGCAATGATTTCATTATCTAATATTAATGATATTGAAATGGCAGCAGCTAAATCAGGAAATTGGTGGGAGAATAGTCCACAAAGAGCATTATCAAATAATTCAGTTGCCTATTCTAGAAAACCAGAAATGGCACAATTTATAGCAGAATGGAAAAATCTTTATGACTCAAAATCTGGAGAGCGTGGAATCTATAATGTTGCCGCAGCTCAAGCGCAAGCAGCTAAATATGGAAGACGAGATCCTGAAGTACACTATGGAACAAACCCTTGTTCGGAAATTATTTTGCGTCCTTATCAGTTTTGTAATCTTTCAGAAGTCGTATTACGTGAAAAAGATACAGTTGAGGATGTCGAAAATAAAGTAAGACTTGCTACTATTTTAGGAACATGGCAATCAACATTAACAGACTTTAAATATTTGCGTAAAATTTGGAAAGACAATACAGAAGAGGAAAGACTGTTGGGCGTATCTTTAACTGGTCAGTTTGGTCATAAGTTTTTTTCTGGAAAACAAGGCCTAGATAAACTAGAATCTACACTGGTATCTCTTCGTGAGCAGGCAAGAAAAACAAATAAAGAAGAGGCTAAAAAAATTGGCATACAGGAGTCTGCGGCAATTACCTGTGTAAAGCCTTCGGGAACAGTATCTCAATTAGTAGGAGTTTCCTCAGGAATGCATCCATGGCACTCTAAATATTATATTCGTACAGTTCGTGGTTCTAAGGGAGATCCAATTTCTACATTTCTAAAAGAGGTGGGAATACCAGTAGAAGACGACGTAATGAAGCCAACAGATACATATGTGTTTTCATTTCCTATCAAAGCACCAGAAGATGCTATTGTAAGAAATGATTTAACCGCTATTGATCATTTAAATACTTGGCTGGTATATCAAAGAGCATGGTGTGAGCATAAGCCATCAATTACAGTTTCAGTTAAAGAAGATGAGTGGATGGAAGTTGGGGCATGGGTATATAAAAACTTTGATGAAGTTTCTGGTATCTCATTTTTGCCTTCTTCGGATCACTCATACAAACAAGCACCATACCAGGAAGTAACAAAAGAGGAATACGAAGATCTGTTATCTAAGATGCCAAAGTCTATTCGTTGGGAAGATTTATCTTTTTATGAAACCGAAGATGGAACATCTACAAACGCAACATTAGCCTGCAGTTCAGATGGCAATTGTGAGCTTGTTGATATTTCTGCTTAAAAGAGTATAATAGGATTGGGGTAAAACCCAAAATTCCTGGGCATAGGGCCCAGAAATAGGAGGATCTAATGAAACAAGATCTAAACAATGATGGAAAGGTAACTATGCAAGAGAAAATTCTCGCAGCATTGTCAAGCTATGGTCGCCACTTTTTAGGTGCAACCATTGCTCTTTACATGACTGGAAATACTGACCCAGGAGACTTAGTCAAGGGTGGAATTGCAGCATGTCTGCCAGTTATTCTAAAAGCGCTTAATAGCAACGAGCCAGCTTTTGGCTTTACAAAAAAGTAATAATTAAATAACGAATTAGGATTACTCCTGTGCTAAAATAAGTACAGGAGTTTTCCTATTTAGGAGTACTAGCAAATGGCAGGACAAAAAAATTTCGAAGTGGATCAAAATACCACTTTTACTTTCATTGTTGAATATAAAGACAATGCAGGAATCGCAATCAATTTAACTGGCGCTTCTGCTAAGCTGCAGGTCCGTGATACAAAGGGCGGAACCAAATTAGCTTTTACTCTAACATCCCCATCTGGTGGAATTACAATAGATGCTCCTAACGGTAAGTTAACGATTAGGATGACCCCAACCCAAACAAATAAGTTATTTTATCCAAAGTCCTCTTATGACCTAATGCTTACCGATTCTAATTCAATAAAAACAAAATTGCTAGAAGGATTTTTGACTCTTAGCAGGTCGGTGACAATATGACAGAATCAGTAATAGTAACCCAAGTTGTAAATGATGTAATTATATCCTCTCCTGGACCGCAAGGCCCAAGAGGTAAAAGTATATTAAATGGCAATGGAGTTCCAGCAGAAAATTTTGGTCTAGAAGGCGACTTCTATTATGATAAACAAACCACAAGGTTTTATGGGCCAAAACTTTCAGATGTTACTTGGACTGGAGCTACAAGCTACCTTTTAAACATGACCTTAGAGTATTCTTGGGAGCTTGTACAGGTATCAGGCCCAGTTAATGGGCTATATTCTTTAGTCATAAACCATAACTTGGGAATGAAGCCCAATGTTACCGTTAAATCAAGCGCAGGCGATGTTTTAGAAACTGGAATAGACTATAATAGTAATAATCAAATAACACTGACAATGGCTCAACCATTTTCAGGGACAGCATACCTGTCATAAGGAGATAGCAAATGGCAAGAAAATTTTTAGTTAGCGTTGATCTCAACAAGAATGAGTTGCTCAATGCTAGAATCCAAAACTTGGGCGCAGCCCCATCAAGTCCAGTGTCTGGACAAATTTATTATGATACATCTAATAATACGATGTATTACTACAATGGACTAACATCACCAGATGGTCCATGGATGCCGATGTCTGGTTCGACAGAGGTTATTCAAGATGTAATTGGATCATCTGTCTCAGGCGGCACAGGACTAACAGCCACCTACTCAGACTCAACTGGCACAACAACAATAGATTTAGATAACACAGCAGTAACTGCTGGTTCATACGGATCCTCAACTGCAATTCCTACATTTACAGTAGATGCACAAGGCCGTTTAACTGCTGCAGGAACAGCAAACGTAGCAACAACACTTTCAATTGCTGCAGAGTCTGGGACGCCAGACACAGTAAGCCTTCTTACAGATACTTTAACATTTGCTGCAGGCGAAGGTATTGATACTACTGTAACAAATAATACAATTACCATTACTGGAGAAGATGCTTCTACCACTAATAAGGGTATTGCTTCATTCAATACAGACGACTTTAATACAACAACAGGGCATGTAGAGCTAAAAGATACAGTTGTTAAATCAATTACAACTGATTCTGGAGCACTTACTCCTTCAACACATGGAATTTCAATTCTTGGTGGAGAGGGCGTAGATGTAACACATGCTGGATCATCAATTACCGTAGCTGGAGAAGATGCAACTTCATCTAACAAGGGTATTGCAAGCTTTGATGCCACAGACTTTACAGTAACTACTGGAGCAGTAACATTAAATGCTGAGCGTGTACAAGATATTGTTGGTGCACAGATAACTGCTGGAGAAGGCATCGATTTAACATATGATGATGCTGGTTCTGGTTCACTTACTATTGATGCAGAAATTGCAACAACAAGTAATCTTGGTGTAGCTTCTTTTGCAGATGCAGACTTTACAGTAACAACTGGTGCGGTAACAATTAAAAATGTTAATCTAGGCACACAGACAACTGGTAACTATATTGCAACAATTGCTGGAACAGCAAATGAAGTTGAAGTAATTGGTTCTGGATCAGAAAATTCAGCGGTAACAATTGGTCTTCCAAACGATGTAACAATTACTAATAACCTTACAGTTGGCGGTAACTTAAACGTAACTGGAACAATTAACTCAGTAAATACTACTCAAGTAAATATTGTTGATAATAAGATTAACCTTAATACTGACTTTACAGGAGCACCAACAGCAGATGCTGGTATTCGTGTAGAGCGTGGAGAAGGTGCAGATGTTGAAATTCTATGGAATGAGACAAATGACAACTGGACACTTACAAATAATGGTACAAATTATCATGCAATTGTTCGTAAATTTGCTTCAGATATTACAACAACCTCAGAGGCACCATTTACATTTACTGCAACACACAATTTGGGAACAAGAGATGTAACTGTTCAAGTTTTTGCAACAGCATCTCCATATAATCAAGTAGAAGTTGATGTAGACCATACATCCACATCAGTTGTAACACTGACATTTGCAGCAGCGCCAACAGCTGGACAATATAGAGTTGTTATAACAGGATAATTATAAATAGTATAATGAGGGGAGGGAACTTAAACTTCCCTCCCCTTTATAAAATTGGAGAAAAATGACAAGAGAGTTTAAAGTACCAGTTCAAGCTCCTTCAATTATTAAAGATGGAGGAACTTCAAGTCAGTATTTAATGGCTGACGGATCTGTAGTTACTTTTAGTGCTCAAGGAATTCAAGGAACTCAAGGTATTCAAGGAATTCAAGGCACACAGGGTGTGCAAGGCACACAAGGTTTACAAGGTGTTCAAGGTACTCAAGGTACTCAAGGAATCCAGGGTATTCAAGGTATAATTGGAGATGATGGATTTGTTGCTCAAACAGAACCACCAACAAATACAAGTTTATTATGGCTTGATACAGATGAACCTGCTGTTACTGGTCAAGCAATTTATGATACAGATCAAGCAGTGATATCAATGCAGGTATTTGGATAGGAAATGGTATAATAAAAACATGGCAACATATAGCAAAGTATTACTTTCAGGATCAACACAGGGTCAACCAATCACGGTAGTTCAAACAGCATCTACTGGTACAACTATCCACGCCACAGGAACTTCAGATACCATCATTGATGAGGTTTGGTTATACGCAAATAACACATCAACCTCTCCAGTATTACTTACCGTCCAATTCGGTGGCACAGGCGCAGTGCAACACGCAAAGCCAATTACTCTTTCTCCACAATCAGGTGATGTTTTAATCATTGCAGGACTACCGCTAACTGGAACAGGCGCAGCAGCAAATACAGTTTATGCCTTTGCAGCAACCGCTTCAGTAATTACAATTTCAGGATATATCAACAGGATTTCTTAATGGCTAATCCAAACCGCAGAGGGCAATCAGGTAGTGAAGTATCAACTGGTATGCAAGGGGCTAATTACACACCTTGGGCAAATACTCATTTTGTTCTGCCTTACGGACTTCGCTTACAACAAACAATTAACGCTGGAACAACATCAGTAACAATTCCTGCTGGAATAACTTTTGTTTATGCCATAGCAGTTGGTGGTGGTGGTGGTGGTGCAAGCAATGGTGCAGGTGGTGGTGGTGCAGGAGGTGTTGCTTGGGGTTGGACATTAGCAAATTCAACTTGCATAGTTGGAGCAGGTGGTGCTGCTAGCACGTCAGGCGGCTATACCCGCTATGGCAACATTATTGCTGGCGGTGGTACTACTGGAACTGGTGGCGCTGGAATATTGGGTAGTGGTGGTGGTCCTAGCAATACTGGCAGTACTAATTATTGGGGAATACCTGGTGGTGCTGCTAGCACATCAAATTCTTTAAATGGTGGAAATGGTAGTGGTGGAGGCGGTGGTTTTTCTACCTCGTCTGTTGATGTAATTGGCGGTAATGGTGGAAATGGAATTTCAGGTGGCGGTGGTGGTGGTACTACGGCATCAGGTGCACAGACAAATACAGCAGGTAATGGTGGCTCAGGTTTGGTAGGTGGTGGCGGTGCACCTGCGGGGGGAAATACTGGTACTCGTAATGGTGGTACTGGTGGTAATGGAATAAATATTTTAACTGGTGCAATAACTACTGGTGGTGGTGGTCAATCAGGAACTGGTTTAGGTAATGGTGCTGGTGGTGGTGGTGGTGGTGTTGCAGGCAATGGTTCTGTTTTTGCATCAGGAACTGTTGGCGGTGCTGGTGGTCTTGGTGGTGGTGGTGGCGGTGGAGCGCCATCAGGAGGTACAGGTGGCACAGGCGGCGCAGGAATACTTTATCTTTTTTACTAGAATGGAGCAACTATGAGCACATCAATTTATAGCAATTCACAATTTACTGATTCCCCTT